CGTTTCAGGCTCGCCAGTAAAAGTGCCATAGCTGCAAGTATCTTCTAGCGAGTCGATAAACTCTCTGCGACAATCAGGATACCCGCCGTAGTCTTCTTGACATACACCAGTCACAAGATTATTGCAGCCTAGGATGTAAGCTCTATTTGCAGCGATTGTTAGAAAAAGCTGATTGCGCATTGGAACAAAAGTTTTTTCTAAACCGCCAGGCAAAGAATGATGATCTTCGTATTGATCTAGTTCTTCATTTTTGTTTACTAGTGGGCTAGTGCCTTTAAGAATACCTTCGCCGAGATTAATGATCTCGTGATCGACACCCGCCATCTTCGCAATCGTCTCCGCAGCTTTTAACTCCGCCTGATGACGTTGGCCATAGTTAAATGTCACAGCAAAAACTTCTTTGAAGTTTTGCTTTGCATAGTAGAGGCAAGTCGTAGAGTCTTGTCCGCCGCTAAATACTACAACGGCGCGATTTTTGTTAAGCATAGCTGGCTCCTATGGCAGACCAAGAAGTTTGTGGATTTGAAGCTGGAGTGTATATCCGAACTTTATACAAGATGCAAGAGCAACGCAAGTATTCTTTGCGTTTTCAAAATCATCTTTATGATCGGCGGGTTGAAGATAAATTGGCAAATCCCAGCCCTTCGGTGGCCGAGCTAATTTAGGATTTGCAACATGATTAAGCGCCTGTGTCGGAAGTCCATCGGCAGTGTCTATATCAGACCAAGACACGACATATTTGAAGCAGCAAGCTCGGGCCACCGTGTCGGGATGAACGTAACCTGTTTTTGGAGAACAAACTACATAGACGCCTTTTCGATCAGTCATCCTGCTTGGAACGTCACGTTGATAGTTTGCATTACGTCCTGTCAGTTTTGGTGGCGGAAGTGTTCCATTTGTCTCAACTTGAACATAGTAGCCATGCTCAGTTAATGAATCGAGAAGAGGACCAATAGGTTGCCGAAAAGGCTCGCCGCCTGTAACAACAACGAGGCCAGGTTTTTGTTGAAGATCAGTCATCCAATGCATGATCTGACTAAGATTCATCTTCGTTCGCGAAGATGTATAGTCAGTATCGCAGAGCGGGCAGTTTAGATTACATCCCGCTAAACGAAGAAAGACACAAGGGGTTCCGCAAAATGGGCCTTCGCCTTGAATCGTTTCAAAGATAGAGTGAACTTGATAAAAGCCATCAAATTCACGGATGACTTTTTCTATCGGTTGATTATTTAGCATGTTGTCCTCTTTGCCCAGAAAACGGCCCTGCGCCGGGAGGAAAAACGCAGGGCCGTTCGAGTAAGCCGTGCCTAGCTTACTCTGCCGCTACAGCTTCCTCGGGCTGTGCGGTTTCAACAGGGCTGGCGGCAACGCGAATCGTGCGGATGCCGTAGAACTTACGCCACAGCCCGTATTGCGTTTTCAGCGTAGCCGGGTTGATGCCTTCGGCCTCGGCCATTTCCCAACAAGCCGAGATCGGAGCGGGTTCCTTCATCGCTGCGGAAACAGCGTTAAAGATAGCCCATGCACGACCGCAGATGGAATCGGGCAGCGGTTGCGTGACACCGTTTTGCTTCACACGGTTCACACGCGCTGCTGCTTTGCTCGCCTTTGCTGCTTCGCGCTCGGCAGCCTTTGCAGCACGAGCAGCTTCGCGAGCTTCACGAGCAGCCGCTTTTTGTGCTTCTCGCACAGCCTTGGCAGCTTCACGCTCAGCCTTAGCAGCTTCACGCTCAGCAGCCTTCGCTGCTTTAAGGGCGGCGGCTTCCTCCTGCTTGCGCTTGCGCTCGGCAGCCGCAGCGGCAGCTTTCGCTTGCATTTCTTCAGCGAGTTTTGCAGCCGCGATCCGCTGACGCTCAGCATTCTCGGCAGCAATTCGCGCCCGCTCTTGCAGATCATCGACAGGGATTTCTTCGGTTTCGTTAGTCATGTCGTCAGTCTCCTGCGCTTTCATTTTCTTTGCCATAATTGGCTCCTGGGTTTGGTTATTTGAAATGGTCCAAGTAGACTAACTTTAGCAGACCTTGTGACAGGTTGCAAGCGTTAAAGTCAAAAGACCTAAAGAATTTTTGCAATTAAATGTTATCATAGAAAGGCTCAGAAAGGTATATCGTCATCACCAAAATAGTTTTGATAGGACGGAGCGGGTGGCGGCAAAGTCGGATCAGGACCAGGCTCTTGCAAAGGAGGCCCTCCGACTTCTGGTGGAAGTTCAAAGCGAGTTCCTCGAAAATCGTATCCAACGATTTCTGGATATTCTGTATTTATCCAAACCTTTATGAACTTTGGTTTAACAAAATCCAAACTAAACGAAAGAGCTTTTTCAACGGAGGTAGGTGCCAAGTTTTTAGAGTCACAATGATCGCGCCACCATTCTTCAGCTTTGCGCCTAGGAAAGCTACCAGTTTCGTGTTCAAAGCAAACCCAAGTGCTGAATCGTCTAACACCGCTAAAATAATCAACACGCATGGTATCTCGCTTGCCACGTTTTCCTATATTATGAGAACAGATCATCCTATGAACCGGAAAAACTTCAAATTGTTTTGGTTCTGGTTGCTTAGTTAGATCTATTGTTTGGTTACGAGATTTTACAAGCTCGGCCTCGGACGGTTCTGGACGGACTTTTTCAGGCGCTGGAAACTCATATCCACACTCTGTGCAAACTTTGATAGAGATATGAATAAAAGTTGCACATTGCGGGCAGCACCGCATAGGCGTATTTCCGGAGCCAGAAGAGTTTCGCCGTTTTGGAAAAGTTGGATAATTGATAGGTCCAAGTCTTTCGCTGTTGCCGCAGAAGTCTAGCACTAGACATGACTGCTTCGGACCTGCTAGAATAGCATTAAGCCGCCCTTCCTTTGTCGTAATATCATAGCCCGGAGCGAACACAGGTCGCGTTCCCCTTCCAAGCATCTGAACCCATAGGCCGGGCGACCGCGTTAGTCGCAGCATCGAGATCAGATCAATTCCAGGATGATCGAATCCTGTCGTAAGCACATCTTTATTCGTTACGCCGCGAAGTTTACCTTCTTTGAAGGCTTTAAGAACCTCGTCGCGATCATCCCGTTTACTATGAACAGGCTCAACCGGATAACCCTTATACCGAAACATATCTGCAATCAATTCAGAATCTTCGATTGATTGACAGAAAGTCAACCATGATCGACGATTTTGTTCCTCGCCAAAAGCAATAGTTGTATCAACTGCTCGTTCAAGAATGTCTTGATCCTTAAAGGCTTGTGAAGCAGCTTTATTGTCAAAGTCGCCCGCGACAATTCCAATAGAACTATCGTCAAGTTGAAAGCCAGGATGTTTAGGAACTAGCTTCATCAAGTAGCCGTTTTCAATAGCCCAAACAAAAGATTCGCCGTGACCAATATTAAAGCATTCAACATCAAATAGTTCACCATCGGTCAGCATACCCATTCCCATTCGAAATGCGGTGGCCGTAAATCCGATTGTAATTAAATGAGGATTCTTTTTCTTAAGTCCATTAATGAATCGGACATACATCGCAGAGTCGTTATCACTAATACGGTGTGCCTCATCAATCACAAGAAAATCAACACGCTGAAAAATCTCTGGCCGCTTGGCCACCGAAGCGATTCCGGCGTAAGTAACTTGTGCGCGCGTTTCGCGCACACCTAGACCTGCGCTATAAATGCCCGCCGGAGCGCCAGGCCACAGGTTCATCAAAGCCCGATAGTTCCCCTCGATCAATTCTTTGACGTGGGTAACGACCATGATTCTAACATGCGGATATGCATACAGCATTTGTTGAACAAACATAGCAATGTTCAACGATTTTCCAAGCCCTGTCGCCATAACGACAAGTGGGTTCTGATCTGGCCGACTATGAACTTGATTCCACAGGGCTTGTGCAGCCGCAATCTGATAATCACGAGGGATCAGTGAGGAAACCATTTATCGCATCCAGTTTGCTGGAAGTCATATGGTATGTTACTTCGATGGAGCTCGCAATAGAAATTACTTTCTGGTGCTGTTGTGCTATACTGGCATGTTCGACAGTTTTTGTCAGGTTGCTTGTCGTAATGACATATTTCTCTAAAATCACAATATTTACATTCAAACCACGAAGGATCTTCCTTTATTCGCTGTGGTGGTTGTTTTGAGTCGATGATCGACTTCGCTAGGCTAATATATTGTTCGGCAACTTCTGGCTTATGGTTTACTATCTCGAAGTATAGATCATCATCATTCTTATTGACGCTAATAAATAGCGCCCACGGTAGGCTAAGCATGTTCATGTATATCTGCATTTGAATCCAATATATTGGCTTTGCAGACAGAACGCTTTTGGCCACCGTGTCTTTGAACGCCTTGTCGTTCATTGTTTTGAATTCGATTAGTCCCCATCCATCAGGCAAGTGCGGTCCGGAAACTATTCCGTCGCACGATCCGCAGAAATGACCATCGCAAGCAACGAAGCCAAACTGTTGAAGTTTAAGACCTAGTTTCTTTGCCATAAGTATATGAGCGGGATCGTCTGATACATCGTCATATGAATCAAAATCGTCGTCCCAGTCCAACAGATTATAACCTATTTGAGAACTATAAACAAGTCGTTTACTGTGCTCGCGAACTTTGTATCCGGCCGCGCGCATCCAACGGATTATTCGTTCTTCTTCCTGATGGCCTCGATTAAACAAACGAAGCATCCGCGCTGTATGCTGCCCTCGGTAGAACCAACGAAAGCTATACCAAGCCTGCCTTGCGCAACGGTGGCCGATTTGGCTCGCCCCAAGATGACCGCGTTTCTTTTCAGCGTCTAACCCGTCAAGGAGTTCTTTGCTTGCAGCCTCAACGCGCTTTTTCAATTCTTCGACGGCTATTTTTCGCATTTATATTCTCCGAGGCGCTAGTTGAATTGCAAGACGTGCATGAACATCACACCAGTTGTTTACCCAAGTTGCGGCGCTGTTAATAGTTCCGTGACCTTTAACATGCAAAGCCTTAATTACGACATCTTTAAGATCAGCTTCTTCTACGCAGCGATCCCAAAAAGCTAAAAGCTCTTCACTGATGTTTCTACGTTCGATAGCGTTTACTACTGTCATACAGTCGCTTCGTATTAAAATGTTATTAGCTCCATGTTTTTTAGCTACCCAAGCTCCATTTAGGGCGGCATACATTTCGCAAGTGGTGCTTGTTAATTTTTTAGCTTTTATTTCTCCAGAAATTTTGATCGGTTTTGGAATTTCATCGACGCGAATGTAAGCGGCCCACCCGGCGCGAACACGCCGGGTGCGACCTTTCTTGTTCACTTTTCGATAAAACGAGGCATCAGAAATGACAGTAGCATAAACTACTTTTTCAGTCATGCCCAATCCTCAAAGAACTAGCAGAACCCGAAGTTTGTCGATTGAGACTAACTTCGTTAGCTCTTTGAAGTGCGTGAGAGTTAATTGAAACATTTTTAGCTCCGGTAGTCCTAGAATTTGGAAAGTAGAGATCAATCAAGTCCTCTATCATATCGATCGGAACAAGCGCGTTGACTTGTGCTAGTTTGTTTGAAGACTGATCGGCCTCGTTTTGGCGCTCTTTGTTCAGTTTATTTATTCGAACTGCTAGAGCAAGTGCCGTTTGTCTATAGGCTTGCGGCGGATTATTGTAGTAGCCATTCTTGTAATCTTCGTTAGCGATTTTCATTACTTGCTTGAGAACAAATGGCCACATCAGTTGATAGGTAATTCTAGCTGACTGTCTTCCTGCAATGGAATGCCATATTTCTTCGACCTTGCCGTTCTTATAAGTGCTCTCTGTAACAAGTCGGCAGCCATAGTATTGTGCAAGCGTTCCAGCCAAAGTTTCACGCCATGGTGTTGACTTCTTTGACTCATAAAAATAGAGATCAATCCCGACCGGATCATCAGCATCAAGTCTTCCCAGATCGAGAAGGCTGATGCTGTGTTCCTCCATCAAACGATGGGCTTTTTCCATGAAAATTGCTGCTTCTTCAGAGCTGGTTGTGCTCTCGGCTTTGGCAATAATCTTTCTGATTTTCTCAGCGATAGTCATATTTTTCCTCCTGTTTGATATAAGACTACGTTACACGACGTTAGCTATGAAGGCAAGCACTATTTACGAACCCTAAAATATACTATCTGCTTGCGAACCCGGTCAATATCTTCTTTATAGAACTTAGTTACATTGTTTCGATACTTAGAAAAGTCAATACTTGGAAAATCAAGCGCGCGCAGAATTAAATAGGCACTTCTATAGGCGTTTTGCCAACTCATCAAAGAGTCGTGAAGAGTCTTACACCGAAACGGCTTAGGTATCATCATACGCACTTTAAGAAGCTCAGCGTTAAGTTTGTTTGTTTCGGCCATTGATTGTTCAAGACAGCGAACAGCCGAGCAGAAAACTGCCTTGCACTCTGGATCGTTTCCTTTACAAGTTTTACAAGTTCTGCGCATCAAGCGCAAAAATCGAAGTTCTTTTTCCAGCTCTGCCATTGACATTAAAACGACCGTTTAGAAGACGGCCACCGGGTGACGGTGGCCGTTTCATTGACATTATTGTTGGAGCCAGGGTGGAACCGGATTTCCAGCAGTCGGGGCCTCGGAAGGTTGCGCAAACGGCGGAGTCGCCCAAGGTTGCGGAGCCGGGGGCGCGGCGGGCGGAGCCGGGGGCGGCGGAGCCGGGGGCGCGGCGGGCGGAGCCGGGGGCGGTGGAGCAGAAGCCCCGTTTTGCGGCGGTGCGAAATGCGGGGGCGGCGGAGAAGCCGGGGGCGCAGCGGACGGAGCAGGGGGTGCAGCAGGCGCGGGCGAAGCCCCATTTTTGCTCGGAGGCTGGCCGTTTATGTCCAAATAGCCTTTGACCTCGTTTCCAAACTTCGTGGGATCATCGGAACGAGGAACTTTTTCAACGCGGACACGAAAAGGCCGACCATGAAGCTGTTGCGTGTCTTGCCAATTCAAGATACCGCAAACATGCGAGATCGCCGAAAGCTCTCGGAAGGCAATATCGACCGCTTGCGGGTTTGCATTGACGATATTGAGCCGAATTGTCAGTCGCCGACCGACAAGACCTTCATCAAGACAGGACAGCGTGAAAACAAGCATCTGTCCATTTCCGGACCGCGTAGGTTTCACTTCCGATCCGATGATCTGAAATGTGTATTCGCCTGTTTCGAATATGTCCATACCTGCTTGGTATGGATCATATTGTGTCGCATTAAAGTTCATTTGAACCATAAGTTAGTCTCCTTTCTGGTGTGAAGAAACTCTTTTATTTTACTGATGTTCCCTGAATTTTATTTATAATTGCGGTAAAATCAGGGAATTCGATTTCGTCTAAAGCACCGCTTCTATCTTTAGCTTCTGCATTAAACGAAGCGTGTGTTCGTAGATAGTGGAAAGTCTTGCCACTCGAATCTTTGTCAGTCGCCGCGTGCATCACAAGATCAAACAAATACGGTAGCGCAGGTCCAATTTGCTGACCTGGAGCCGTAGGTCCAACACGAGAAACTCCCGTGATCGCATCTGTCGTATTTGATTGCTTTGCAGTAATTAGAACGTTAAAACCTGCCAGATCACGGAACGACTTGATTAGATCAATGCTTAGGGTTGCCGTCTCTCCATAAGCCAATCTAGGGTCTTTTGTTTTCTTCTTTTCGTTGGCAAGAACCGTTTCCACAATTTCGCTAACAGAATCTAGGCAGATTGTTTTAATCCCGTTTTTCGCTGCTTCGTTACGACACCAAGTCAGCGCATCCCAAACGTCTTGAATTGTTTTAACTTCCAAGACAGGTATTTTCTTATTTCGAAGAGACAAAAGACCTGCTTCTGCGCTGATGATAAGCGGCGATGGCGCAGTTCCGCAGAGCGTCGTTTTTCCAGAGCCAGCCGCTCCGTAAACAAGGGCTTTGATCCCATGCGTAGAACCAGCTACGTCTGTTGTGCTCCAATTAAGTGGCATGAAACCTCCTGTTTTTAGATGGCGCGACTAATCTAGTTTAGTCGCGCCTATTTGTTACTCGTCGTCGAAGTCTTCGTCAAAATCTTCGTCGTCGAAGTCTTCGTCGTCGAATTCGCTGTCGTAAAAATCTTCTTCCATCACATCATCAGGATCACTGAAGAAGAATTTACGAAGATCAAGTTTGTGAAGATCAAGTCCGGTCATCATCCGCTCCGTTGTTGAAATAGTGGCACTAACCCGGCCACCGTGGGAATGTCAATCGACGCGGTGAACGCGATAGGTTCCGTCAGGCTGAATGATAGCCAGCCAAGAGCATTGAAACAAAACGAGCCACTCATCGCGGAGTTTTGCCCAAGAAGTCGGCCGGAGCGGAGGATCGCCGGGATAGCAAAGCCGAAGATCAGGAACCAGGATCATACGTCCGACATGTGGAACGAGAACGCCGCCTGCTCCCCTAGTCATTAGATTAAATCCGTCGAAATCCATGCCGTAGGGATAGTTGGCGATAAGTTGTTCGTAAGCGGGACGTTCGTCGTCCTCGCTGAAAAACATCGGCAGAAATCCAGCGGCTTTCATGTCACTAAACTGCAAGCCGCCGTCAAGATCAGCTTCGGTTGGCTCGATCTTCACGACAAAATCGACATCATGAAAGATGTCGTAGTCTTCATTTTTGTTCGTCATAGGGGTGTCCTTTTCCTAGAGCCGCCTGCCCGCGACTAGTGTTTAGGTTAGCGCATATCATCGCACTAGTCAAGCGATACCTGCGGAGTATCTGGTCGCGTCGAGATCATCGTGGAAACTGCTCGTTTGGCTGCATCGCTAAGTGAAGACCAAGCGCGCTTTTCAAGTTCATACTTGACTCGTAGCAGTTGATCGAAAGATACGCTGGTGTCGTTCAGCTTTGAAAATGCTTCGCGCGCGGTCGGGATCATGCTGACTTCGATTTCGCGCTTAAAATTGTTGACGATTTTTAGTTTACGACCACTCGGCATTGTGTAGGTGTTTGTTCCTTCTTTTAGATTGTCCCCAAGAGCCGCACAAACAGAGGAATGGATCGACTTTCGCATTTCCATTTCTTTGTCTGTAAGGGGTTTTAGCTGTTTTTTGATTTGCTCGATCTGGCCGACTAGGCTATCCCATTCGGCAACATACTTTTCAAACTCGTTCATTCGGCTCTCCGCTAGTGTATAGTTTGTTGAACATACCAAAGCCCAGTTTCTGGGTCTTTGACTAGATTTTTTGCTCGCTGAATACCCCAGATTTCTTCAGATCGAGCTGCTCGCAAAGCACCCTCTTTGATTAGTAACTGAAGAACTTGGGATTTAGTCATCGAGCGAGTCTGGGTCTTTTCTGCCTTCTTCATAGCCGTATGCAAATGCTAGTGCAATATCAAAGTTTCGATCTGTTAGACCTGTTGCAAGTTTGATTTCCTCCTTTGTAGCGTCTAGTTTGAAAGCCATGTATCCAGCTCTCTTGCACACATCATCATTCTCCACATAAAAAGGAACAGGTCCAGGTCCAGCCCAAAGTTTCTTTATCTTTGGAGTGCTGTTCTGATCCGTGGCCGTGGCCGTGGGCGTGGCCGTAGCCGTGGCCGTAGGCGTGGCCGTGGCCGTGGGCGTGGCCGTAGGCGTGGCCGTAGCCGTGGCCGTAGGCGTGGCCGTGGGCGTGGCCGTAGGCGTGGCCGTGGCCGTAGGCGTGGCCGTAGGCGTAGGCGTGGCCGTGGCCGTAGGCGTGGCCGTGGCCGTGGGCGTGGCCGTAGGCGGCGGAATATACCCCGGCGGCGGCGGACGAAGCTCTGGCGGTAAATCGGGAGGCAGCTCAGGCTCTGCAAGTAGCGCCAAAAACTTCCAGTTAGGCAATGACTTTTCTTCGGAGGCCATTGCTATTTCAACAACACGGTCGATTGTCTCTCGATCCTTGCTCATTAGCAGATAGCAATTTGACAATCCAATCTTAGCCCAAACTTCATTGCTAAGATGACCGAGGCGTTCGACAATGATTCGGTAGTTATATGCGCTTTCTCTTGTGAGACTGTCGCCAAAGTTTAGCGACCGCCAGTCATGGAAATCTTTGTCAGATGGAAGCAACGCTCTGGCCCTTGACAAACGAGAGCCAACGTAGCGAATATATTCTAACTTAGCTCGGAACAGCGTTTCGGTAGCGTATAGGATTTCAGAAGCAAGGCAATCTAGTTCGGCCTCGCTACTATTTGGTATCTTTGCGATTTCTTCAGACATATAGCACTCCTAGTTAGTTCTACTAGTCTGACAGCGACAATCCGGCTTGTCAACTAGAATTTGACAAGCCGGAAGAACATTGGCATCTAGACTGAATAGTCTAATCAGGCAACAGCCCCAGGCACGCCTCTCCAGCCAATGATGTTCATTGCGCTGGTCTCGCCATTATCTTCGGCAAACTTTTTCATGATAAATCGCCAGAACTCGCTATCAGTCTTTTCGGTGGCGTTCGTTCGCAACCCAATGTGCATTTCTACATCATCCAAGGTCAGCCAAAGTTTTCCTCTGGTGATTAGTCCACCTACAGCGCGTTGCCAAGCATTCACGCGACCATATACTGTCTGATAGTTTTTCTCGGTGATGCACCAATATCCACAAGGAATTGAAGCCCAAACGAGGGCGTTCGTTACTGGGTGCCATACAGCTTTTCCTTCGCTGTTAACGAACGTGGTTACGTTCTCATAGTCCTTGATTTTAGAAACATCAAAGTCGAGGCTCATAGTTTTCTCCTTACCTACTGCTTCTTAGGTAGACTAGCATAGACCAAACCATGGGAGAAGTCAAGCATTCTTTTAGAGTTACTGATTGTTCGCTTTACGATAACCGGCCGCCGACCAGTTCAGCATTTCCTGAACATAGTTATCAAACTTTGCCAGATCGTCTATATCAGAAGCGCGGGCCTCCGAGGCAAGTTCGCCGAGCGTCTGATAATTGCGCCCGTGCAAAGGAATCGAGCGGACAGCCATAAAAGACTCGCGCAGTCGAAGTGCAGCGAGATACATGTCGTCAAACGCATTCCGAATGTCGGAAGGCTTGTCGCCGTTCAGATTGATGAAGAAACGCGGTTCAGCCATGAGATTATCTTCCTACACCGTAGTTGTCAGAACGAGGCGGAATATCTTCGGGCTTTTCAAACCCGAAAGCAGGCAAAAAGAAGAACTTTTCGCCGTTTTTCTTGATTACATCAAATCCTTGAATTTCGTAAACTGTATTAGCTGCAATTCGCGAAACTTCTACTGTTGCAAGCCAAGCGTCCGAAGGATTGAACTGATTTGACGCGGCACATCGTGCAGCCTTTTCTGCGCCAATAATAGCTTCAAATCCTACATCATCAAAAGTGTCGATTTCCCAAATCGGAGTCCACTGACTTTTGTTCATACGGTCGATATACCACCAAAAGTTTAGGATGTCGTTCCAACGGTGGCCTAGAATAGTATGCAAATCTGTAAAGACTAGGGCTGGATTTACTTTACTGGAATCATTGATAATCCGAAGCAAGACTGAGTGCGAAACGCTAATATTAAGAATTTTAGCAACATCTCGATCAATCTTGGCCTGATTAACACCGACCATGCTTTCGGCGCTCCATCCAGCTTCATAAAGAATCTGACCCTGCGCGCACATGCAGCTCAGGTCATCAGAGTTCTCCAGAAACTTGCTGAAATTAATCAGCTCGCCACGAGCGGGATGACCGTTCGGAGCCGACCAGCGTTCGATCAACTTTTGCAGATTCATTGTTGTGTCTCCTGTTTAGATGATACCTTAGTCTTCAAGATTTGTTAGTTCCTGTGTGATCATTTCCGCCGTCCATCAGGTGTGCGCCTCGACCAACGCAATTCGCCGCCCGATCCAGCGCATGACGTTCACCGCCATGCTGTTGCCAAGAGCTTTGTATCTCAGCCCGTCAGGTGCATTAGCTTTGC